TGTCCTCTGCTTCTTGATGATTGCACTTTTCATTAACCCCATGTTCAACCTTAACATAAACAAATACACTTTTGCCTGTTACAAAACGGACAAGATATTCTTCCTCAAAGTGAAGTTCTCGGTCTCGCTTTTCCTTTAAGCACCTTTGATGTTTTTTGCTAGACATTAAAGCTTCTTTAGGTTTCTCTACTAACATACACGAAAAGCTCATGCAACATGGAAAGAGTGTGCCAGTTTAGAAGGCGTTTGGGTTAAATTACACCAAACCATAATAGCAATCAATATTTATTGTATATTCTCCAGGTTCCAACAAACTCCTTAAATATAAATCATGAGCAATCATGTCTATGTGAGGATAAAAATTTCTTTGCCAAAACAATTCATTTTGTGATTGAAATTCAAAATATTTGGATGTTTCCTCAGGTGTAGTATTCATCCAAGTTTTAAAACTTACACCCATTTCTTCACCATTAACTTCAAATGGAATCTCAGTTGCTTTATATTCTGTTTCTTCCATACCCCATTGAAGAAATTCTTCTGTTGTAGTACAAACAAATGTTTCTAGACCCTTTTCTTTGCAACCATCTTGCTGTTGAAAATTATAGGGTTTACCATAAACATCTTGGACAAATTTATCCCATTCATTCACATCTATCATTTTTACAGTTTCAATAACCAATGATGGCTTAGTCATGCTTTTAAATTTCTTGTGGTTTTAGTAATCTATGGGAAATTCTATGTGGTGTGAGAGTATGTGTGACAGTTTGGGGAGTGTCTTAAATGTAGCCTTGAGGTTTTTGAAACTAGATTACTAAGAGATTGTGTCAAGTGTATTAAATGGCTCAGAGAGTAACATAGAAGATTTAAGTCTAAGTAACGAATCCTTCTGGACTTGAACCAGAAACGTGGAGTTAGAAGCTCCATATGATGTCCAATTTCACCAAGGATCCAATAAAACCTAAAACAATTCAGATTCTCGGTTATTTATGCTAAATCTCTTGAGCAAATTTTACTTAGTTTTAAGTACCAAGTAAATCGCACTATGCCAAAGTAAAATAGCTATAAAAGGTAAAAAAGTTGTAAGAGTAGTAGAACCTCCATCATCAAGTCCATAGACAATAATAGGACAAAAAGATCCTACAGTTACAAGCAAAGCCAATGGAAACATGAGCAAACTAGCAAGTAGCCAAGTAAAAAATCGTTGAATGAAGATCATCTTTAAAATTCAAAAACAGCTTGTAGTCGGTTTGCCAACCACCTATTAAGAATAACACAAACCAAGCAGAACAGGAAAGTCATATGCCAGTTTAAAGACCGTCTAAAAGAAAGAGCCCCGAAGGGCTCAGTCCACCTTATGCAAAAGTCGGGAAGGTGGCGCCACCTACCGACAAATTAAGAATAACACAAACCAAGCAGAACAGGAAAGTCATATGCCAGTTTAAAGACCGTCACTGAAAAATTCTCCCCCAACCGTCTTTAGGATGTTTTACAGTCCACCTATTCTCAAGAATTTTTCTAGAATATACAACTTGTCTACCATTTGATACAGGACCACTATAACCATCATAAAAACTACCATAAGGATCTCTAACCCAATAATCCCCTGAAGCATTTTTACCAATTACACAAATCATGTGGCCACCTGTAGGACTACTAGCAGAACCTCTATGTAGAAATCCAATAACAATTGGTCTTCCTGCAGCAAGTTCTCTATCTAAATCATCAAAGCCTAGATTATAATAAAAGTTGGATTTAACTCCATAAGACTCTAAAACTATCGTCTGAATGGTATGATCTGTGGAAGCACCTAAAGCTAGAACTTTTCTCAAATAAGCATCATCACCTTTTGGTCCTGCAGGTAATGAACCAGGCTTAAGATATTCAAGGCACATTGCACAAGCTGAAGAATTGCAAGTGCTATCAGGAAGTCTATAATTATCAGTTTGAGGATACCAAGGAATATTAATAATATCAGAAGCTTCTGATGTTCTATAAATTTTAATCCAGTTTGCATAGTCTTCCAATAATTCTGGACACTTTTCAATTAACAATCTTTCAAAATCATCAACTGCGGCGCGATGCTTTGGGTTTTTGTCATCATAATACTTGAAAAAATTATTTAAATCTACTCTCATTGATTAAATGGCATTGATGTTTTATTTAGAGATTGAGATGTGTCAATAGAAATGATAATGGTTTATTTTGTTCTAGAATTTTATGGGAGCCAATGAGTTCAAGGGTTGCACAAGCTCCTAATAATGTAGGATGGGCATACCAAGCTGCAGTCTTATATTCACCACCTATAGTATCTACAGCAGCGGCCGAACGAGCAGAGTATTCATCAAAAACTCTAGCCCCTACATCTAAATCTAAGGCCCGACAACGCTCTACAATTAACCTAAAATCTCCATCACTTAAAGTGTCCAAATAAATCCAGAAATTCAATACATCTTTCCAATTAGGTCCAAGAAAACGTTCAGGATATTCTAGAGCAGTTTGATCATCTAAATGATCTGCAAAACATTGATGGGATTCAGAAATTTTCATGGATTTAGAAACAATGGAAGAAATACAAAAGACTTTTCTCCGCCTAAATGATAGGAATAGAAAAGCTCGCGGGTTGCGGATAACACGGAATCAGCAGCATAACCACCTGCTCTATCAGAAATATTACATCCAGCAATAAATGAAGCCAATGATACTTTATCGCCTTCTATAGAAAGTGTATCAGCCCAATAATATTTTTCAATTGAACTAAGTGTGGGATAAGATTTTATATACCTACACCCAACAGTCTTCAATTGGTCAGAATTTAAAGTATCCAAATAAATCCAAAAGTTCAGTACATTCTTCCAATTGGGTCCAAGAAATCCTTCTGGACACTCTAATATTGTAGAGGATGTAGATGTAGCCAGATCCTGATGAATTTTAGAAATAATCATTATGAAAATAAAATGAATAATTAAAAATGGGGCACCTAATTGCCCCAACATTACTAAATCACTTCTTTCAATCAAGAACCTCAAGTCTAACATGAGCAAGACCACTTGAAATTACTCCAAGATCTCTTGCAATGCCATGACCCAAATCAACAATTCTTCCGCCAACATATGGACCACGATCGTTCACTCTAGCTATGGCACTTCGGCCATTGTTTAAATTAGTGACACGAACTCTTGTCCCAAATCGTAAATACCTATGGGCAATTGTATATGTTCCTGGGCGATAAACTTCACCATTCGCGGTTCTATTACCATAAAAACCAGGACCATACCAACTTGCAGTTCCAGTATAAACATTGGCAACTTTTCGTTGATTGTGATAGTTCTCTAGTCCCCATTTTTCAGTATTCATTTGAGAATTTGTGGTCTCAAAGATTTCATAATTTGGGGAAGAAACTGCAGTTGCTTCAACTGGTGTAAACAGAAGAGCACTAGCAAAAAGAAGTGAAAAAGTTTTGTTAAATTGCATTAAATTAAATTGAACTCTACATCCGGGTTTGAGTACCATCGCAACGCCCCTGTCTAAAAGGCAGCACTCCCCGGCTCTAAAAACACTGAATTCATAATGAATCAGTATTTAGACTGGATTTCAGTCTTGCGGTAAGTTTAGCAGCTTTTTCAAGATTAATTTAAAGAAGTGGACAGTTTAAAAATTGAACGGCCAAAAATTCCAAAACTTTCTCGGTTTAGCATCAAATATGATCTCTTGAACTCTATTATGTTCATCTACTCTAAATAAAGCTCTTGTTCCAATTTTAATCCCTAGATCTTTAGCCGATTTACCGTTATATCCAGGGACCATAGCATTATTAGCGACATACTTTCTATAGGCACAGGGATATATTTCATCCAAATAAACATACCCGTCACTAAAAATTCTTGAGACTTTACCTATGCGAATGTTTTCTGGTAGTAGCATGAGAGTTTAGTCAAGAAGGGTGAATTCGTAGTTTTTCATTAGATTAACAAAAGATTACATGATTTATTCAATAGTTTGAAGAACAACCAAAACTGTTAATAATAATACAATAATTGCCAAAATAATTTTTCCAGATGCAATAAGAGCTACTGCAACCAATACACCACAAGATGCGAAAAGGATTAACATTATAGCTAAAATAATTTTTAATAAAAATTTCATGATCTTTTATTGAACTGTCAAAAGGATACACGATTTATTGGGCAAATTGTGATTATGGTGGACACTCAGTAAACTGTCTATAAATAAACATAAAAATGTGGTACTACAACGATAAAATTTTAGAGGCTGTCCCAGAAGATATGGAGGGATTTGTATATCTTATTGAAAATTTAACCAACAATAAAAAATACATCGGCAAAAAAACTTTCTGGCAAAGGCGAAAAGACCCAAAAACTGGACGAAGAAAAAAGACAGAAAGCAATTGGAGAACTTATTGCGGAAGTTGTGATGAATTAAAGGATGATATTAAAGAACTTGGAATATCAAACTTCAAAAAAACAATACTATATCTTTGTCCACACAAAAAATCAATGTCTTATTTTGAAACATCTGAACAGTTTAGGCGAGATGTAATTATGAGAGAAGACTATTATAATACTAACGTTGAAGGTAAATTTTTCTCATCCGAACGTGAGAATATCTACAATAAAGTCATGATTTCAGAGTCTGTTCAACCGCATCTATTACCTGAGTGAGATAAAAAATTGCAACATCTTTTTGCTCTTTGGGTAAATCTTTTTCATAAAGACTATTCATTATTTTATCTAATTTTGATCTAAAGGCAAAAACATCGGTTGAGGTAACCATAGAAATAATTATTTTTTCTATTTATCTCCAATCTTCAAAAAGAAAGCCATCCGGGGTTGAATAGTGTATTTTATTAATTCCATGATGCTTAAGAAATAAAGAGCAAATAGGACATGGGCGTGAATTTCTTAATTTATTGCCACCATGTCCCCCAACCCTAGCAGTAATAATAGTATCTCCCTCACCTTTAGATCGGATTAAACATAGAATCTCAGCATGGAGAAAAATTTTCCGAGAAAGAGAATCATTCTCATATAATTGACTCGCAAGTCTTGCATACTTCTCTTGAATGGTATGAGTCTTTTTATCACAGTTGCAGGCGGCTGCAATAATTTTCTTTTTATTAAGAATTACACAGCCTAAACGCTCTTTAGATGCTGAAGCCATTGCAACCGCTGTAGCTTGATTGAGTATTTCAGGTTTAAGTGGCGAAGCGATTGCAATAATGTTACTCAAGACAAGTAATCAATAAAAAATCACTCTAGTTCATCTAAGTCCTAGAGTGATTTTAGGATGTGACAGTTTTTTAAGTGTCAGTCTTCTAGATAGGTTTCCATCAGATCATTTAATACTTCTGGCTCCATATTTTCTAAAATAAAGAGTGCATCATCTTCAGTAGTTGCATACCCTCCATTGATAATGTCTTCAATCATATAATGAGCTAAAAGATCATAATCAAGGTCAGAGTTTAGACGACGATAAAGAGCAGCATTTTTCATTTTACGTTGCGAGCCAGTTAATACTCTTCCACCTTTTGTACTACCGCTAGTTTTACCAGAAGGGGGTAAAGCTGGAGTTTGTTTTTTATTGGCTCTTTTCATCGGCGGGGGTGGAGCTGGCCAAGAACCTCCATGAATTGCTCTACCTTCTTGTGGTTTTGGGGCTGTTTGTTCTTTTTTGGGGTTAGATGCTTTAGCAGCAGCTCTCAAACGTTCAATTTTAGAAGGTGTTTGTGCCGAAGAACTAGGTTGCTTTTCTGCAAATACATCACCAAGCTCCTTTCTAGCTGCAAGCCTCATTTGTTGAGTCTTTTCTTTACCTGAAATACGAGAACTTGGAGGTTTTGAAGGTGTTTGTCATTCTTGTTTAGCCCCTCGCACGGCTCCACGAGCAGTTCTAGCGACCTTAGAAAGCGCAGCTTGCCCTCTGAGGGCCATGCTAGCACCTTTAGCTGCTAAATTTGTTTTGCTATCCCTAACCTGTTTGCGAAACCCTTTAAGAGCGCCTTTAACGCTCTCGGCAGCCCCTCTAAGTGCTCCCCTAACGGCGGAAGCCCGTTCAGCTCGTCTAGCTCTAGCAGAAGAATCTGAACCGCCTTTAACAGATTTTCCATCTTTTTGATAGCCATAAGTTGGCTTAAATTCAGTCGTAGCCTTGAATGGACGAGCAGTAACTTCACAAATCGCCTCAAGTGATTCACATAAAACAATATCATCTGAAAAAGCAGTTTCAAGAATTTTTGTTGCCTCTTCAAAACTATCTCCATAATCCATGAACTCCCAAATGAGAGATTCCATTACCTCTTGCATTTGATTTTGATTTAGATCATCAACAAAACGAAGATTTTGAAAATAGTTAGAATCTGTTACGCGAGGGTTATGAAGGTCTCCATATGCTTCAGTGAGATGATAAGTGGACATATTGCGAATATAAAGTTCTTCTATTATTTATAGAATAGGCACCATTTACTTTTTATGATACGTTTATTGTTCTCTACTATCCCAAATAACCGTAGAGTCTTTCCAATAATCTTCTAATTCAACTTCATAGTTGAATGAAAAAAGTGCAACTAGGTAGTCCTTATTATGTTTACGAAATTGAACGAAGCTTTCATTTGAATTAGGAAAACAATATGCAATTGCTCTGACACCCATCTGTTCGTGGTTTCCAAGTTTTTCTATATCAAGACAGCCTGGAAAATGGGAGCCTGCACGGAAATTATCAAAGTTAATGATATCCATAAGGTTTTAATTGTAAATAAGGTTTTCAATTAGATCAACTTGACCTGAACATGTAGCAAGAATAGTTAAATCACCTCTAAAAATTGCAGCAGCAAATCTATGATTGCCATCTACAATAAACCACTCAGAACAATAACCTAAACTTGGAACTCCAACATCTATTTCAATAGGAGTATAATCTGGATTTATAACAAGATGTGCAATTCTCTCAATGTGTTTCTTTTTTGACCATTTTGGTGGTTCAACTGATGAAGAATATTGAGATAATAATGTGCAATTGCTAGTAACTGCTCGTTTTACCTCATTGTATAAAACTGGAGTTTTTGTCTCCCAGCAGGGTGTTTCAAATGGATTGCAAAATTGCTTAAGCTTTTCTACTGATATAATAGAATAATTTTCAGAAGCCATAATTGAAATATTAGATTTAAAACCACTATAGAGCACTTGAGCCTTTCTAAGTGCTCTACGGGTCAGTTAAAAAACTGGCTATCTAATCAACTTATCTTTAAGTTCTTCCCAATATTCGGTAGTTGAATCCAAATTTTCTTGTGGACTGCCTAGATACTCAAACCAAATTTCACCGCTTTCATGAAAACTGTCAAAGAAAGCTTTTTTAATCTCAGCTAATGTAAAGGTTTCTTCCATGGTCTTATAGTTTAAAGTTTGCAAAAGAATCTGGGTTTATGTCTTGTTTGATTACTCCAACTAGATAACTAGATTTTTCAGTTTCCATGGGAGCTTCTTGAAGGGCATTTGAATTTAACCATCCTTCCATCCAAGTTAAAGGATTTGTTTTTGGTGCATTCGGGTATTGTGGTTTTAACCCAATGGCTCTCTGTCTTGTATTCGCATTCCATTCAGTATATTCATCCATAATTTTATCATTGAGACCAATCATAGATCCCTCTTTAAAAAGATACCGACCCCAAGATTTTTCTTCATTAACAGCTCTATCAAATAGATAATAAGAATATTGCTCTTCTTCTGCTGCAATTTTAGCCATATCGGGATCATCACCCTGCTTCCACTTTTTAAGAATTTTTTGTGTTAAGGCTAAATGTAAACCTTCATCTCTAGCAATTAACTCAATAATTTTAGCAGAACCTTCCATTAATTTTAGTTCACCAAAAGCAAAGCTACAAGCAAATGAAACATAAAAACGAATACCCTCTAAGATATTGACATTCATTACAGCGCGATAAAGTTTTCTTTTAAGTTCATAGAGTTCCGTGTGGGCAGATTCAACACCCTCTAAATTAAACTTCCATAAATTTGATGAACTATATTGTTGAGCTGATTGAATAAAATCATCATAAGCTGCAGTAACACTTTGAGATCTTTGTCTAATATTTTCATCAAGAATGATAGTATCAAAAATCTCTGAAGGATTTGGATAAACATTCTTAATAATATGTGTGTAGGAGCGAGAGTGAATATTCTCAAATGCTTCCCACCATAACATACAAGACTCTAATTCTGGGAGAGAGCAATATGGCCTAAATGCTAGGCCTGGTGCTCTACCTTGAACACTATCAAGCATCGTTTGATACTTTAGGTTTGAAGTGAAGATGTGTTTCTGTTCTGGACTCAATTTTTGATAATCTAATCTATCTTTTTGAAGATCTTTTGTTTCTGGAATCCAGAAAAAGCTAATTTGCTTTTTCGTCAATGCCTCAAAATCTGGATATTTAAATTTATCATATCTCTGAATTCCTTGAGGAGCACCAAAGAACATTGGTTGATTTAAAAAATCAACATCATTCAAATTTAAAACTGTCATCCCTTTAATTTCAGATTGAGCAACTTTCACAGACTTCTTCTCCTTCTAGTAGTTTAATTAGTTCATCTAAATTTTCTTTTTGTTCATCACCTTCAACTCTACCATCATTGGTATTGCAATAGTAAGCAGTTTTATGACCATACATATAACAATATAATAAATCACCTGAAATTTCACTCATGGGAACTTCCCCACCGGGATAATTTGCTGGATTATAATTCCAGTTTGAACTAACAGCATGATCAATAAATTTAGTAAAGACTGCAACAACATTGAAATATCCCTTATTGTTTTTCATATTCCAAAGTAAAGTATAATTGTTCTTCAATGTTGAATATTGAGGAACAATTTGCTTGACTGGACCTTTTTTAGATTTCTTGTATGATAGTAAGCCCCTTGGCGGTTCAATACCATTTGTTGCATTAGTGATAACTGACGATGATTCAGATGGTAAAATTGTGCTGCATGTTGAATTTCTTAAACCATACTTAACAATATCATTTCTTAAAGATTCCCAATCATGCTGTAAAGGTTCATTGCAAATATTATCAACTTCTTTCTTGTAAGTATCAATTGGAAGAATACCATCTGAATATTTTGTTTTATTAAAATAATCGCAAGGCCCTTTTTCCTTGGCAAGATTGTTTGAGGCTTTCAACAAATAATATTGAAGACTCTCAGCTAAACGATGAGTTGCATTCCAGGCTTCTTGATCCTCATAAGTTACATTTAACTTAGCAAAATAATGAGCAAGACCAATAACTCCAACACCTAGCATTCTTCTTGAACGAGTTGAAATTTCTGCAGCTTTTACTGGATAATATTGAGTATCAATAAGTTCATCAAGAAATCTAATAGTTAAATCTGCTAGGGATTCTAACTCTTTATCAATTTTAATAATTCCAACATTGAAAGAACTTAAAGTACATAAAGCTATTTCTCCTTCCTCATCATCTATATGTTTGATAGGTTTTGTCGTCTCTAAAATTTCTGTGCAAAGATTACTCATATAAATGCTATCCTTAAATGGACTATGAGTATTGCAATGATCAACAAACATTAAGTAAATTCTTCCAGTTTCAAACCTTTCAGTCAAAAGATCAAAAATTAGTTTACGAGCATCAATAGTTTTACTTTGAATTGTTTTATCTTGCTCATATTTGACATAAAGCTTGTCAAATTCATCAGTCCCATTTGAACTAAAGAAAGCTTCATAAAGACCAGGAACATCATTAGGGGAAAATAAAGTAATCTGTTCACCTTTAATAAAACGCTCAAGAAATAACTTAGAAATCTGAATATTATAATCTAGTTTTCTTACTCTATTCTCTTCAGTACCTTTATTATTTTTAAGTACAATAACACTTTCAATTTCTTGATGCCAGATTGGAAAATAAACCGTAGCCATTGCAGCTCGGATTCCACCTTGATGACAAGATTTCAATGCACTCTCAAAAAGTTTAAGAAAAGGAATTACACCAGTTGAAACTGCTTCCCCTCCACGAATTTTACTACCAAGACCTCGCCATCTTCCAGCATTAAGCCCAATACCAGCTTTTTTTGCAATATATCTAATCATTGCGTGAACTGATGAAGAAATACTATCTAAATCATCATCAGGATCAATTAGAACACATGATGCTGAGTTTGATTCATTAGATCTAGTTCCAGCAATAATAGGCGTTGGTAAATTAATTTTATGTTTGCTAATTGCATCATAAAACTTTTTAACATAATATAAGCGAGTTTCTTTAGGATATTTAAAGAATCCGGTCATAGAAATCAACATATAGGTAAATTGCGGAGTTTCATACAATTTGCCAGAAGATCTATCTTGAAGAAGATATTTATCAACAACTTGACGAAGCCCTGCATATGTGAAAATGAAATCCCTTTCATGATCAATATATTCATTAAGATCTTCAAGTTCTTCATCGCTATATGTACCAATAGCTTTTAAATCATAAATGCTATGATTATTATTGATATTAGAACAGCGAGCAATATGATCCTTCAAATGAGGAAGATCAATTCGTCCACCATAAAGACGCTTACGAATAGCAAAAAGTAGCAATCTCGCTGCAACATATTGATAATTAGGATGTTCAAGACTAATCAAATCAGATGCAGATTTAACAAGAATCTGCTGAATCTCGTCAGTTGTAATACCCGGATAAAATTGAAGTCCAGAATTCATCTCAATTTGAGATGCAGAAACATTCGTAAGACCCTCACATGCACAATTCACCATATCATGAATTTTCTCTAGCATTAATGGTTCAATATTTCCACTACGCTTGACTACAGTAATGTTGTTGCTCATTTTTTCTTCCATTCGTTAAAATTTAAAGTTGCTAAAAGACCAGTATAAATGTTTTGAGTGATAATTTGATTAATATCAAGACCAGAAAGAATCATAAGATTTATATCCTTTTCTTTAATTGCATTTGGCCATATGACTATTGGAAGCCCATTATTAATTGTTCGTTGCATTCTATCAATAATTTCTTTATTTCTCGGTTCATTATCATAAATGTAAATTGGATTGTTTATGTTTAATTTTTCAAGTGAAACATCAGCTCCACACATTGCAATTGAGTTCTCAATAAAATAAGAATCAAAAGGCCCTTCAAGAATATATACAGGTTTAGTATTATCTATTGTATCAAAATTGTAAACTTTAGGGGATTCTTCATTGAGCATGATTGT